GCCAACGTCAACGCCGAGGTGATCGAAGGCAAGCTCTGCATCTGGCCGAAGGGCGGCAACCGCAACACGACGACGGTGCCGGAGATCGGCGCGGCGACCGGGATGATCGGCTACCCGGCCTACACGCAGAACGGCATGATCGTGAAGACGATCTTCTCCCCGAAGATCTCGTTCGGCGGGCTCGTCCACGTCACCTCGACGCTGTTCTCGGCGGCGGCGCAGTCGAAGTCGGCGAACGCCTCCCAGGTGCTGCCGCAGGACGGCAACTGGGCGATCTACAAGATCGACCACGCGCTCGACGCCTTCATGCCGGGCGGCCAGTGGATGAGCACGGTCTACGGCTACAACCCGAAGTACCCGAGGCCGACGGTGCCCGGCCCGGTGCTGTCGTGAGCAACGACGCCTTCGGCTACGGCCAGCAGGGTCCGGGCGACGCCGCGGACGACTTCAACATCACCACGTTCCTCGTCCGGCAGATGATGCTGCGGATGCGGACGATGGTCCCGGTCGTGGTCAAGGCCGTGACCGGGGGAGGAGCGGCGGCGGCCCCGCCGACGGTCGACGTCCAGCCGCTGGTCAACCAGGTCGACGGCAACGGCAACCCGCAGCCGCACGGCACGGTCCACGGGATCCCGGTGCTCCGGATCCAGGGCGGCGACTCGGCGATCGTGATCGACCCGAAGGTCGACGACGTCGGCTACGTCGCGGTGTCGGACCGCGACATGTCCACGATCAAGAAGACCAAGAAGCCGTCGAACCCCGGCTCGTGGCGGAGCTACGACCTCGCCGACGGCGTCTACGTCGGCGGCCTGTTCGGGGCGGCGCCGACGCAGTACGCGCTGTTCGACGACAGCGGCATGAAGTTCCTGGACCGCAACGGCAACACGATCCTCGGGTCGTCGTCCGGGCTGGACGTCACGCCGAAGACGGGCCAGCCCGTGACGATCCACGGCGACGAGGTGGTCACCGGCAACCTGACCGTCGACGGCACCGGGCACATCGTCGGCAACGTGACGCTAGACGGCGCGCTCGGCGTGACCGGGAAGGCCACGGTCGGCTCGTTCGAGATCGGCACCGGAGCGACGATCACGCGCATCCTGACCGGGACCAAGACTACCAACTTCGGCGGCGCCATCACCACCGGGACCATCACGACCACGACTCTGACGGTGACCGGGGCCAGGGCCGGCGACTACGTCGCGGTCGGCCTCAACGGAGGTCCCGGCAACGGGCTCATGACGCTTTACGCCTGGGTGTCATCGAACGACACGGTCACGCTCGGGCTCGGCAACCCATACTTCGGGGCGTCATCGCTCCCGGTCAGCACCTCAACGTACAATGTGATAGTCATCGGGACGACGTGAGGGTGTGATGGCAGAAACGATTCTCCTCGACACCGTGACATGGGACCTGGTCCTCGACGCGAACGGCAACATCGCGCACGCGAAGGAGCCGTACTCGCTGGCGCAGGACGCCGCCTCGGCGATCAAGACGTTCGCCGGCGAGTGCTACTGGGACACGACGGTCGGCGTCCCCTACATGACGCAGATCCTCGCGCAGTCGAACCCGCTGGCGCTGATCAAGCAGCTCTTCGAGGACGCGGCGCTGACGGTCCCGGGGGTCGGCGCGGCGACGTGCTTCATCGAATCGGTCAACGACCGCGGCATCTCCGGGCAGATCCAGGTCCGGGCGGTGGCGAACATGCAAACCTCGACCGCGCAGTTCCAGACCATCAACCCGCAGACGGGAGCCTGAGATGGCGAACATTCCCGGCACCAACGTCCCGGCCGTCACGTGGGGAACGAACGGCTTCCAGATGCCGCCCGGGCCGGACGTCCTCGCCGGCGTCCAGGCCGACATCAGCGCGGCGTTCGGCGCGACGCTGAACTACTCGCTCAACACGCCGCAGGGCCAGATCGCATCGAGCGAGGCGGCGCTGATCAACAACTTCAACTCGACCTTCGTCTACTACACGAACCAGGTCGACCCGGCCTACGCCAGCGGGCGGATGCAGGACGCCATCGGCCGCATCTACTTCCTGGAGCGGCTCGGCGCGACCTCGACCGCGCTGCAGGTCGCCTGCGTCGGAACGGTCGGCCTCGCGATCCCCGGCGGCGCGACGGTCCAGGACGCCTCCGGCAACGTCTACGCGGCGACCGTCGGCGGGACGATCCCGGCGGCCGGCACGGTCACGCTGCAGTTCAACAACCTCGTCGCCGGGCCGACCTCGGTGCCCGGCACGGTCTCGATCTACCAGACGATCCCCGGGTGGGACACGGCGACCGTGGTCTCCGGAACGATCGGCAGCGACGCCGAGAGCCGGTCGTCGTTCGAGGAGCGCCGCCAGCAGTCGGTGGCGCAGAACTCGGTCGGGATGCTGTCGTCGATCCTCGGCTCGGTGCTCAACGTCGCCGGCGTCACCGACGCCTACGCGATCGAGAACGTCAGCGGCTCGCCGGTCACGATCTTCGGGCAGACCCTCGTCGCGCACTCGATCTACGTCGCGGCGCTCGGCGGCACCGACCTCGACGTCGCGACGGCGATCTGGCGAAAGAAGGCGCCGGGCTGCGACTACAACGGCAACACGACGGTGGTCGTGACCGACAGCAACTCCGGCTACAACCCGCCGCTGCCGACCTACTCGGTGAAGTTCACGCGGCCGCCGCAGCTCCGGGTGCTGTTCGCGGTGAACATCCTCAACAGCTCGCTGGTGCCGGCCGACGCGGTGACGCAGATCCAGAACGCGATCTCGTCCGCCTTCGTCGGCGGCGACGGCGGCCAGCGGGCGCGGATCGGGTCGAAGATCCTGGCGAGCCGGTTCTACGCGCCGGTCATCGCGCTCGGCTCCTGGGCGGAGATCATCTCGATCCTGCTCGGCTCGGCCAACACCGCGGCGGCCTCGTTCACGGGCGCGATCGCCGGGACGACGCTCACGGTCAGCGGCGTGACCGGGGTCGTGGCGATCGGGCAGACCGTGATCGACGCGACCGGCAACGTGCTGCCGGGGACGGTGATCCTGAGCGGCTCCGGCACGACCTGGACGGTCAGCATCTCGCAGACCGTCGGCTCCGAGGCGATGCAGGGCGCGGTCGCGACCGCGACCTCGGTGCAGGTCCAGATCAACCAGGCGCCGGTCGTCGACGCCGTCGACATCCAGGTGACGCTGACGTGAGCGGCCCCCCGTACCCGCACCCGAGCCCGGCGCCGGGCAGCAACGCGATCGGCTCGTTCGTCATCGGCGTCTCGCCGATCGGGACGATCAACCCGTTCGACGTCTGGACGACGGTCATCAGCCAGTACGCCAACTCGCCGATCCTGGATCAGCTCGTCGTCAACCTCGCGGCGTACTTCGACCAGACCAAGAACTTCGACGACTTCTATGACAACATCTGGAACATCGACACGGCGGTCGGCCACGGCCTCGACGTGCTCGGGCGCATCCTCGGCGTGAGCCGGACGCTGACCGTCGTCTCGACGCCGTTCTTCGGCTTCGAGCAGCAGGTCCCGACGGTCGACACGTGGGGGCCGCAGGGCCTCGGCACGTTCTTCTCGGGGACGTCGGCGACCTCGAACTTCAACCTGACCGACCAGGCGTACCGGACGCTGCTGTTCGCGAAGGCGTTCGCCAACGTCATCGACGGCTCGATCCCGTCGATCAACCAGCTCCTGCTGAACCTGTTTCCGAACCGGGGAAACGCTTACGTGATAGACAGCGGGGGGATGGCGCTGATCTATCGATTCGTGTTCATCCTGTCGCCGGTCGAGGCCGCGATCATCACGCAGAGCGGGGTGATCCCGAAGCCGGTCGGCGTGTTCTCGACCGTCGTGCAGTCGTGAGGGGAAAGCGATGAAGGCGTCGGACATCCCGTCGAAATTCCAGGTCCCGTTCGGCAACAGCGCGCTCGGCGCGGACATCCGCGCGATCCCGCTGACCACGGCGGACCCGAACGCGGCGTCGCTGCAGGCGGGCTTCCCGCCGCCGACGTTCACGCCGGTCGGCGCCGGAGGGGCCGCGCCCGACGGCCGCGACTTCAACGGCCTGTTCAACCAGTCGACCGCCTGGGACCGCTGGTTTTCGGCCGGCGGCCCGGTCGCGTGGGACTCAGGCTTCTCGGCCGCGATCGGCGGCTACCCGCTCGGCGCGATCGTGCGCTCGCTGACGATCCCGGCGAGCTCGTGGATCTCGACCGCCGACGACAACGTGACCAACCCCGACGCCGGCGGCGCGGGCTGGAGCGCCTACGGCCCCTCGACGGGGGACGTGAGGCTGACGCTGAAGGCCGCCGCCGACTACGGCTGGCTGATGCTCAACGACGGCACGGTCGGCAACGCCGGGAGCGGGGCGGGCTACGCCAACGCCAACGCGTCGGCGCTGTTCAACCTGCTGTGGGGGCTCAACGCGACCTACGTCCTGATCTTCACCAGCGGCGGCGGGGCCTCGACCCGCGGCGGCTCCGCGGCGGCGGACTTCTCGGCCCTGAAGCGGATCTCCCTGCCGATCCAGCTCGGGCGGGCGTTCGCCGCCGCCGGGGCCGGCTCCGGGCTGACCAGCCGCGTCGCGGCGCAGTTCCTCGGCGAGGAGGCGCACCAACTGACCATCCCCGAGCTCGCCGCGCACACCCACCCGTCGCTCGCCATCATCACCCTGAACTTCGGCACCCCGAGCACGCCGGTCAACCTCGCGACCACGGGCACCACCGGCTCGACCGGCAACGACCAGCCGCACAACAACATGCAGCCGTCGACGTTCTGGAACGCGATGATCAAACTGTGAGGACGACCATGAAGCGGATCCTCCTGGCGCTCGCGACCCTCCTGTGGGCGGGGCTTCCCGCCGCCGCGCAGGTCACGTGCCCGACCTTCACCTTCGGCCTCGTCCTGACGGCGGGCCAGTGGCAGGCGTGCTTCGACGCCAAGCAGAACGCACTCGGC